TTAATAAAGTCCGTGACGAACTAAAGGATAACTTCCCGTATGTGAGTATGAGAATACCACACGCAGAGGCAGATGATATTATTGCTGTGTTGTTGATGAATCGTGGTGAAGTTAAAAATATCATTGTGTCCTCTGATAAGGATTTTATACAGTTACACCACTTAACAGACCAATACAGTCCAGTAACAAAAGAGTTGGTCAATGGACATAATCCAAAAACATATCTAACAGAACACATACTCAAAGGTGACCGAAGTGATGGCGTACCTAATGTACTGTCGTCTGATGATACCTTTGTGGAAGAGAAACGTCAGAAACCTATGAGAAGGACTGTCATAGTGACGTTGATGGAAGCTATGAAAGAGTATGATCCTGAGACCCTTTATCAGATAGCAAAGTGTAACAAAGATACTTGGATTAGGAACTGGCAACGAAATTCAACACTGATAGACCTCACAAAAATCCCAGAAAAGATAGTGATAAATATCCTTGAAGAGTATGATAAAAAGGTAGAGTCTCCTAATAAGAGAAGTAATCTCTTAAACTATTTTATTGAAAATAAACTAACCAATTTGATTGATGACATACAGGAATTTTAATTATGGTATATGAAACTTACACACCTATGTATTCTGAGATTTTTCAGAAGGTACATGGAGCAAAAAATAAAGAATCTAAAATGAAGGTGCTTCAAAAGTATCGCACCGAACAACTGGAGATGTTTTTGAATGCAGCTCTAAATCCTAATATAGAATGGTTGCTGCCGGCGGGTAAAGTTCCTTTTAAACCCAACACCTCACCTGATGGAGAAGGAGAGGGTATGAGATTGAGTGCTCAAGTTCGTACCTTGCATAATTATGTAAAGATGAATAGGGAACATGTTAAGATGGAACCAATTATTGGTAATCCAGCTATTAATAGAACCCGAAGGGAAATGATGTTTATTCAGATGTTGGAAGGTTTGCATGAGGATGAAGCAAAACTCGTTCTGTTAGCTAAAGACAAAAATTTGAACCGAGAGTATAAGGGTTTGAATGCCTCTACCGTTACCGAAGCATTTGGTTGGGATGAGCATTTTCAACCCCGCTAGACTGGAGAATCTTCAAACAAAAAAGACACCAAAAATAAGTCGGGAGGTTTTTCACTATCCAACTTTTTTATAATATGACGATATTGCAATATAAGAGTATAAGAGTATTCTTATATAGAATAGTATCGTGGAAAGGGTGTAAACCCCCCATTTATGGGGGTATAAAAAATACTTGTGGTGAAGGGGTTGACATGGACCCCCCTAATATCGTATAATGGATAAACGTAAATTACTATTCTAGGAGAATATACTTGGAACTCACAGATAACAAACCTACCTATACCATGCCAAATATTGAAAAATACGTTATCCGCAATAAAGAGGGGGATGTGTACTTTGAGACCGAAGACGGCTCAACCACCTCTTACGATGAAGCCGTGAGAGTCATGCACAAGATGAATGATGACATTCCTGTTATCAGTTGGAAAGATATGCCTCGCATTTCTAAAATTTATATCCACTACATTTTTGAGGATGACGATGCAACTATTCATTGAGGGATATCGCAGTCACAACTACTATCTCTACAATGCAATTACAGATGCGGCTTATTTCTACGCAGAGCAGTTGTTAGGGAAACGACTGATGAAGAATCTGGAACTTGATATCAAATTGACTAAAGACTTGAAACAGAAAGAAGGCGCATACGGTTATTGTCTTATTACGGACGATAATGTGAATAGTCCTAGAGAGTTTCATATTGAGATTGATACAAGTATGAAACATTCGATTAGAGACATACTCACCTGGTTAGCGCACGAGATGACACACGTTAAACAGTTCGTCAAAGGTGAGCTGTTTGACTATCAAGACGGGTCAGTACAATGGAAGTCTAAACGATATCGTAGAAACTTGAGTTATTCTAAGTCACCATGGGAACGTGAGGCTTATCGAATGGAAAATAAATTATATAAGGAACTTAGAAATGAATATTAATTTTACTACTGCCTTGAAATTGAAGTTAGAAGGCGACATTGCTATGGCACGAGCCAATATCGATGTGTTTATGACCAGTGCTGTAGGTGTCGGTGAACACGGCGATGTTATGTCTACCATAGAGGAACAGTTTGCTGTGATAGCAAATGCCCGTGATAAATTAGTGGAAGTCAGAAATTATATTGATGTCCATAGCGATACAGATGAGTTGTCAAAATCTCATGCAAGAGAATATAACATATAACTGAGTGAGTAAATGGCAGATTTTAAAATTGTATCTGTGGTTGAAAGACAGGGGAAATTTCATGTTCTTTTAATTATCGGTACGGGACGACCAAAATTTGTTTTTACAGGTAATGAAAAACAAGCGTTTAATATAGCCAAACAATTAGCAAAACAATATAAATGTCTTGTTCATTATACTACAGATACTAAAGTTTTCGATACAATAAAACCAGAGGATGAACCACCTTTAGTGGAGGGGTGATATACAATGTTAAATATAGGGGAAAGGGTGGAAGATATAACGGCTAAGGCTTTACATATCGACCGTAATTTAGTAAAACAATCATCTAATTTTAATTTAGATTTGGGGGCCGATTCTTTAGACGTAATAGAATTGGTAATGTGTTTAGAAGAAACTTTTGATATTGAGATACCCGATACAGATTCGGATACTATTTTTACAGTAGAAGAAGCTACAACATACATTCAAGAGAAGGTGGCATTATATAATGAATAAAGATGAAAAATTTTATAGTTATCTATGTGAATATAGGAAAGCATTTCCTATTGATGAATTTGGAAGACTAGGAGGCATGTATAGTCGAGCGGATCTTCCAATTTCTGGTGAAAAAGTAATGCAGAGATTGGGAGTTGTATTTGCCAAAAATGAAGAAGAACGAATGTACCATGTTCGGGATAAAGAACATCCTGCGTGGAGTTTTTGGGTTCCCTATGGCGACGTTGATATTAATTTGGTTATTAAATCGGAACTACGATAATGGATGGTCTATGGGCAGATTGGCAAGTAAAACAAATTGCTTCGGGTTATGCTACTAAACGACCTCGTTTGGATTGGTTTGATGACCCACATCATTATCAAACTTCATTAAAAAGTTGGGCTCATTTATGTGCTCGTCAATTAACTCAATTGGACCTTGAAGAACGTCAAATGATTATTTTTATGTATCATATAGGATTTGAAAAGGACGATGTATTACACTTTGATCCAAGTGCTAAAGATAGTCCTTCCAATGATTATAGTCCATCAGAAAAGGATAAAATTTAATGGCCACTGATTTAGCAATGAGTATTGTTATAGCTACAATGAGTGTTATGGGTTTGCCTACTGAGGATAGGAATTCTTTGGCAGAGATATATTGTGGTGCCCAGAATGTCTATCACGAATCCCGTGGTCAACCAGACTTGGGTATGATTGCTGTAGCACAAGTGGTTCGTAATAGAGTAAAAGATCCTCGATTTCCGAATACAGTATGTGAAGTAGTATATCAAGATAATCAGTTTAGTTGGGTTAATGATGGAATATCTAATTATCCCAAATTGGATAATACAATCGATAGAGAAAGTTTTATAAAATCTGCATGGGTACATATTATTGCTAGTGACCATGAAGATATAACGAATGGTGCTACACACTATCACACAACAAACATCAAGCCTTCCTGGTCTTGGCCGATGACTGTAACAGCAATTATTAAAGACCATATTTTTTATTCAGATAAATAAGGAAACGTAATGAAAAATAAAATTTTAAGTACAGTAATCATGTTGGCTTTGGCTACAAGTGTTAGTGCTTGTCAATCAACCGGAGTGACTCCGCAACAACAGGCCCAAGTCGGTGGTGCTTTACTTGGTGGACTTTTAGGTTATGGACTTGGTAAAGGTCATAAAAATAAGAGTAAGGCTATTTTGGGTGGTGTTATTGCAGGGGCTATTGCCGGAGATTTTATTGGACAAAAATTGAGTGCGGCTTCACAGCAAGCACATACCAAGACAGTTGCTCATACTTTAGAGTATAGTCCCACGGGTACAGCAAATAGTTGGAATAATCCTGATGCTTACCAGGCCGAACAGGGACGAGTACAGGTGACTAAATCTTATCAACAGCCTCGCCAATTGGGTCAATATGAAGGACGATATTGTCGTGAGTTTATCCAAGAAATTCGTGTGGGCAATCAAGTCCAACAAGGCTATGGGACCGCATGTCGGCAACCAGATGGCTCATGGGAGATGATAAAATAAGATGCCAAGTTATAGAATGATGAATCCCGACACCGCAGAGGTAGAGACACATATGGTGACTATTGCTGATATGCAGGCTCTGAAAACACAGGGTTTTGTACCTGTGTTTGAGTCGGGGGCTGGTGGCATTATTTCAGGTAGAGACCATGCCGGCATGGGTGGCGGACATGGTACATCTGAAGGTTGGAAAGATGTGTTAAGAAATATTAAACACATAAATCCTAAGTCAGATATTGACATTTAAGATATCATTAAAAATAAATACCTCCTATATACTATAGGAGGATTATTTTGTCAAGTAAAAAGAAAATGACTATTACCGCTCAAAATTTAGTATCTATTTCACCAATAGGTCCTGCACAACAAAAAGCCTTTACATCGTTAGAGGCAAATAAAAATCTGTTTCTAACAGGTTCAGCAGGTACTGGTAAAACTTTTATTTTATTATATTGGGCATTAAAAGAAGTATTGGATAAGGCGTCGGCTTATGAAAAGGTTATTATAGTAAGGTCTCTTTTGCCGTCTAGGGACATTGGATTCTTGCCAGGCACTTTAGAAGAAAAATCTAATTTATATCAAGATCCTTATAGGATTCTTGTAAGGTATCTTTTTGAGATGCCATCAGAACAAGCATTCACTGACCTTTATGATAAACTACACGCTCAAGGGTCTTTAGAATTTTATTCGACCTCTTTTCTACGAGGTCAGACATTTGACCGCAGTATCATTATTGTAGATGAATCAGAAAATTTATTATTCCAAGAATTAGACACTATTATGACCCGTGTAGGTCAAGATAGTAAAATACATTTTTCAGGAGATCCCACACAAACGGATTTAAGAAAACATAATGGTGACCGAGATGGTTATCATAATTTCCAAGTTATTTTGGACACAATGGATGAGTTTGAAGTAGTAGAGTTTGATATCGGTGATATCATACGAAGTGGTTTAGTTAGATCCTATTTGATTGCTAAACATAATATTGGTTTACAAGACCAAAGTTAAAAGGAGTAGTATATAATGAGTAGTGTTGAATTCCCTGAGCTTGTTGTACATAATATTCGTGGTATGCGTTTCTATGAAGCGCCAGATGGCAATAAATATCCATCTATTACTACTGTTTTAAGCAAACAACCAGGCAAACAAGAAGGGTTGCAGAAGTGGCGTGAGCGTATTGGTGAAGAACAGG